TAAGATGGGTCTTTCCAGATTAGATAATTTTCTGAAGTCTTCGCGTGGTACTATTCTTTATGTTGATCCTAACAGTCTTGATGCGACGGATAGTATAGAAAATAGAGGAAATTCATTAACACGTCCTTTTAAGACAATTCAACGTGCCTTGGTAGAGGCATCAAGATTCTCTTATCAGAGAGGGTTGAATAATGATAGATTTGGTAAGACTACTGTCTTACTATATCCAGGTGACCATGTGGTTGATAATAGACCTGGATGGATACCCGATGGAAGTAATAATTTTCGATTACGAAACGGATCTACGTCATCAGATCTAACTCCTTTTGATTTAACAACTAATTTTAACTTAAATTCTACCGACAACGAATTATACAAACTCAACAGTATCCATGGTGGGGTAATAATTCCAAGAGGAACTTCCATTGTTGGTCTTGATCTTCGTAAAACAAAGATTAGACCAAGATATGTTCCAGATCCAGAAAATGACAATATCGAGAGATCTGCGTTATTTCGTATTACTGGAGGATGCTACTTTTGGCAGTTCTCTATGTTTGATGGAGACCCCAACGGCACTGTCTTTAAAGATTACACTGAAAATATTTTTGTTCCTAATTTTTCTCACCACAAACTTACCTGTTTTGAATACGCAGATGGTGTAAATAAGGTTAATATTAGTGATACTTTCCAATCATATTCTTCAACCAGAACTGATCTGGATATGTATTATGAAAAAATTGGAATTGTATATGGACAATCCTCAGGTCGTCCAATTGAACCAGATTACCCCTCCACATCTCTTGATATTCAACCGAAAATTGATGAATTTAGAATTGTTGGATCAACTGGTGCTAGTGTAGGTATCTCTAGTATCAGAGCAGGAGACGGATCAACACCAACCACTACCATCACCGTTGTAACTAATAGTTCCGTTCCTGGACTTGATGTCGATACTCCTTTTCAAGTAAGTGGAATTTCTGCAACCGGATATGATGGAAAGTTTGTTGTTTCTGAAAAATTAAGCAATACAGAAATTAAATACACGGTTCAAAATGCACCTACCGACGCATCTCCAACTGCAACGGGAGCTACTTTATCTCTGTCTTCAGATACAGTAACTGGAGCATCACCATACATTTTCAACATCTCTCTGAGATCTGTTTTTGGTATGTGCGGTATGCTGGCAGATGGTGCAAAAGCAACAGGATTTAGATCCATGGTTGTTGCACAATTCACTGGAATTGGACTACAAAAAGACGACAAAGCATTCGTCAAGTTTAATGAAAGTACACCATCAACCGGTAACTATGATGATAACACAGTTGCTGGTAATGAAAATCTTAGCAGCGATTCAAAATCAAGATATAAACCATCATATAGAAACTTCCACGTAAAGGTAGCAAACAACTCCTTTATTCAGGCAGTTTCGATCTTTGCGATTGGATTCTCTGAGCACTTTGTAACAGAGAATGGTGGAGACATTTCACTAACCAACTCTAACTCCAACTTCGGTGCAAATGCTCTGACCTCTGTTGGATTTAGAACTGATTCTTTTTCTCAGGATGATATTGGATACATTACTCATATTATTCCACCCAAAGAAGTTCCTCTAACTGAAAATGCTATTGAATTTGATGCAATTGACGTAACTAAGACTGATGTTGTTTCTGGTGTTGGATCTGCAGGAAATCTATACCTGCTTAGTAGAACTAACGTTGATGCTCCACCCGAAAATGCTATTGAGGGTTATAGAATCGGTGCTAGATCTCACGATCAATTAAAAGTTCTTATCAACCAAGAGGGAGTCGCAACTGAACACTTTGCCCGTATTGTCATGCCGGACAATACATCTACTCCAACAGATAGTTCAGAAAAAATCTTCACCGTTGATAGAAGCACTAGTGGAATTAATAGTATTGGAACCTATAGTGATGGTGGAAATGCAAATCAAATTACTTTCACTGCTGATCATAACTTATTAAATGGAGAATCTATTCGTGTTTTAGGTGAAACAGGTCAAATTCCAGATGGATTAACACCTAATACGATATTTTTTGCAATTACCTCAGGAGTTTCTTCAACTAGAAATATTAAAGTTGCAAAAACTCTGAATGATGCAATCAATGGCACTGCAATTGATATTAACGAAAAGGGTGGAACGTTAAAAATCGTTAGTAGAGTATCTGATAAAAACTCTGGAGACATTGGACATCCAATTCAATATGATACCACTAACTCACAATGGTATATAAAAGTTGCCTCTGCTTCAACTGAAAACTCAATTTATCGCACCATTATTGGTCTTGGTGTAACTTCTCTTGGATCTGCAACATCAAGAACATTTATTAATAGAAGATCTGATGCGAGATCTGGATTAAATAAGACCTACAGAATGAGATATGTCATCCCTGCAAATGCAGGTGGTGCAGTTGGTAGACCTCCGGTAGAAGGATTTATCATTCAGGAATCTAATGCTTCTATTGGTTCAACCGATGGTGAGATTCAAACTTATTTTGGTAGTGGAGATCTTGCAAACGTTAATCAGCAGAGAAACTTTAGATTCATTGCTAATGCAGAGTGGAATTCGGCTACTTCTGTTGCTAATATTATTACAGAACTTCCACACAACTTAAAAGTTGGTTCTCAAGTTGAAATTAGAAACATTATTAGCACGGAGAATACAACGGGTGCTGAAAATTCTGGATTTAATAGAAATTTTGTTGTCTCCGGTATAACAAGCTCAAAACAGTTTACTGTCGGATTGGCAACTGATCCAGGAACTTTTAACACAAATACTTCAACTAGAAGTACAGCACTTCCATATTATAAACGTAAAAAGTATTCTGATACTTACTATGTGTATAGACTTTCTGAATCTCAGAAATATATCACTGGAGAGCAAGATGGAATATATTATCTAAGTGTTCTGAATGCATCAAACTCCCCGACTGTATCACCTTTTACTGCAGATAAGTATTCTCAACCAGTAAAAGACCTTTTCCCTCAAATTAGTAGAGATAACGTTAACTCTAACCCACCAGCATCTAAATGTTTTGCTGCATCTAATTTAATCGGTAAAGTTGACGTAAATGATATTAGAAACAGTATAACCAGGGAAACCACAGAAAAAATCTTCATCGACAATGGAATTGGAATTGGTATTACAGACATTTTCTCTTCTACTGGAACAGGTCACACTATACACACCTCCCATGATCATGGATTAAATCGACTGACTAAAGTTCAAACCAATTATGTCGGTGCAGGATATAGTAACGGAACTTACTACAATGCAAGACTAGTATCTATTGGATCTTCAGTAACAGGAAAACATGCAACTGCTAAGGTTGTGATTGCATCTAACGTTATTGATTCAATCACTATTATGGATGGTGGTTCTGCATATGGAATTGGTAATACTCTTGCTGTTACTGGAGTTACAACAAATGGAACATCTGGTTACACTGATGGTGTTGTTGAAGTAACTAAGATTTATGACAATGTTGGTGATGTTGTTAAGGTTGTTGGTGTAAGTTCTGATTCATATCAAGCATATAATCAACTTTACAGAATCACATCCATCGCAGTTGGAAGTGCTACAACTATCACGGTATCTGCTGCAAGTTCAATATCAGATAGTTCTTTAGTAGGAAACGTCACTGGTATTGGTGCTGATGACACAACCAATGCATATCTTTACCTGACAGGTGAATCTATTGCGGTCAATGCGTTCACTCCTAGTATTTCTGGAGTAACAACAATCACAACAATTAATCGTCACGGACTTTCAGTTGATAATAAAGTAACTATTTCTGGTGCTGGTCAAACACAATATAATGGATCTTTTGTTGTCACTAAAATTAACTCCTTAACATCGTTTGAAGCTAATTTGGGTGTTACTACAGTCGCACCTACAGCAACTGGAACTATATTTGCTCTGCCTGAAGGTTTATCATCCCGTGACGGAAATATCACCGAGGATAATGAAAATATTGCAGGTAGAATGATTCCTACTTATGCAGGAATTACGACAACTATCTCCTCTGAAATCACAAACGCATCTATAGATCAAGTCAGTCTTCAGGGAGTCGCAGATCTTGATGTTAACATCGGAGATTATCTGATGGTTGATGGAGAATTAATGAGAGTCAAAACCACCACAACAGGATCAAATCCTATTAAGGTCTTCCGAGGTATTCTTGGAACTAAGGCAACTCGACACTCACTCAACTCTGTAATTAAAAAAGTCAGAGTTGAACCAATTGAACTTAGAAGACACTCTATCATTCGTGCCTCTGGACATACATTTGAATATGTTGGATTTGGTCCGGGTAACTACTCTACTGCATTCCCAGATAAACATGATAGAGCAATCAGCACTGATGAGGAACTGCTAGCTCAGTCTAATAAGAGAGAAGGTGGAATCAACTTCTACACTGGAATGAACGATAAGGGTATTTCATACTCTGGTAACAAACGACTTAGTACTATCACTGGTAGAGAAGAAATCTTCGATACTCCAGTTCAATCAGTTGAAGGTGAAGACATTAGTGTTCTGCCAAACTTGAATGTTGTTGCACCTGTCGAAATTGTTGCAAGTCGTGCGATTAGAGTTGAAGGTGGACCTGATAATAAAGTTATTTCTGAATTTAATGGTCCCATCATCGTTAATAATAAACTTACGATTAATTCACCTAAGGGTGTTGAATCAAATAACATTTTCTTGCAGGGTGATGCAACAGTTTCTAGAAAGTACACTGTTGGTATCGCAACACCTGCTCTTGCTGGAAACCCAGGAGATGTTGTTTATAATGCAAATCCTGCTCAAGGTGGATATGTTGGTTGGGTCTACACCACTGACAGTGCATGGAAACGTTTTGGAAGTGTAAGTATTGATGCAAATAGTAATCAGTTCTTATTTGATAATGTTGGTATTGCCACTACGACTGCAGGTGAGTGTGCATTAAAAGTTGGATCAGGAACATCTCTGTTCTGTGCGGATAATGATGGAGTGGGTATCGGATCTACTGCAAATGGATTTAAACTTCGTGTAGTTGGTGATACCAGAATTAGTGGAGATGTAACAGCACATACATTTACTGGAAATGGATCTGGTTTAACTAATCTCTCTAATGACAGTAGATGGGATGGAGTTGCTTCTGGACTTGGAACTGGAATTTATCCTGTTGATATTCTTAATGTTGGTATTGGAACAACGAGACCACTTTCAAATATCGATTTGACTGTTGGTGCAGTTGGTGCTTCTGGAACTTCTCTCTTTGTTCATGGTAATGCGAATATATCTGGACTCCTTACATGTAATAATATATTTGTCGCTGGTATTGTAACAGCAAGTAATTTTGATATTGCTGGTTCTTCTGGTCAAATTTCAGCAGGGATTATTACTACAACCAATCTTCATGTCGGCACTGGTGGCACAGTCATCACCACGCAGGTTGGATTTGGTTCAGTAGGTATTGGTTCAACAATACCCACAGCAACTCTTGATATAGGTGGACATACGAAGTTTACAACTTATTCTGAAGTAGTTACATCACCATCAATTTCGGGTAATGAAGTCACACTTGATCTTTCTGCATCGCAATCATTCACAGTTACTGCATCTGATGACATCAACGCATTTGTTCTGACGAATCCTCCTTCAGGATCAACTTCATTCACAGTTAAGATTCTTCAAGATTCAACTGGCGGTCATTCTGTTGGTATAGATACCTTTAAGGATGGCAGTGGAACAGCAATTCCAATTTATTGGCCTGGTGGTGGAGTCCTACCAATCGTTACGACAACGGCAGATAGGGCAGACATCTATTCGTTCAAGACATTTGATGGTGATGATATTACATCCTCTGGTTTATATGGTGTCGTAGGAGGTCAGAACTTCGCATAATGGAGAATAACAATTTTAGAGGGGTTCCAACATCCCTGTTTCTTAACGGACCAAAACTGGGGATCGCTACTGATCCCCAGGATCAATTAGAGGTTGTCGGGGTTGCAACTTTTACTGGGATTGCTACAGTTACTGCTGGAGATGGAGGTGCAATAGACTCCTCAATCAACGATCTTATCATCAATGATCCTGGTAGTGGATTTACTGCGGGTACTTATGAGGCTTTCTTAAACGGAACTGGAACAGGAAAAAATCTTGTTGTTACAGTTTCTAGTGGAGAAGTTACCAGTGCAACATTCCAAAATAATGACTCTGGTACTTTGCGACCTGGAGATAAACTAATCATAAATTCTCCTGAAACTTCAGGAATTTCTACCACTGCAGAAATTACTATTAACGGATCTATTATATTTAAGTGGTATTTGGGTGGAACTGAAGTAAAAGATATCAATATTGATAATGACAGTAGAGCAACTATTGTCGGTTTTACTAGTGCAACTGGATATGGCACAACAATAACTTTTAATGCTTTAACCACTGATGATAGTGGTAAAGAGGTTTATTTTACTGCAGATTACATACCAACAGCATATTCTCAACCAGCAGGATCTGCAGTCACTGTTGGATCTGCAAGATCGACTGGAAATGCAAATAATGATCCCTTACAATCAGAAAGTGCTATTTTAACAATATTACCTATAATTGATGTTACTTCTGAACCATCAGGACAGTTGGTTTCCCGAGATGATGACGCTAGATTTTCTGTTGAAGCACAAAAAACACCTGGTGGTGATGCAGTAAATTATCAGTGGCAATTAAATGGAAATGATTTGTCTGATGGATCAAATCAATCTCTTGATGCTTTTGACACTGCTGCTGCTGGAGAGTTTACCATAACTAGAGGATCAGAACCCTCTATTACAATTGATGCAACACAGTTATCATCTTATGATGATTTTGTGACTGGAGAAATTTACACAATTGTTGCCTCTACCGATATTGAAACAAATTTATTTGCCTTTGGTGCAGATGGCGCAACTAATGCTCGTACCGATGGTAATGCAGGTAAAGGTGGAATCATGCAAGGACCATTTACTTTCTTAAAAGATCAAACATATAAACTTGTTATTGGAAAAGTTGGTACTCCTAATTTTGTACCAGAGTTAAAGCATGGTGCAGGAGGAAAATCAACTGGAGGTGGTGCAAATTCGGGAGGTGGATTTACTGGACTGTTTAAAGATGAGGTAACACACGAAAATGCAATCCTTATTGCCGGTGGAGGTGGATCATCCGCAAAAGGAGACTACAGAGCAGGGGGCAATGGTGGAGGATTAGATGCGGTCGATAATGCTGCACCCTGGAGCACTGA